TACTCTTAAGTTCGGTTTGTGTACTGTTATAACCGGTTGTCCAAGATGCGCTGTTACTCTTAAGTTCAGTTTGTGTACTATTATAACCGGTTGTCCAAGATGCACTGTTGCTCTTAAGTTCAGTTTGTGTACTATTATATCCAGTCGTCCAACTAGCTGAATTTGGCACGACGTTTGTCTCTACAGATAAAGCTGTACGAGCGTTTCTAGCACTATTAGCATTTACCGTACTGTATGCACTGTCATATGCAGCACTATTAGCATTAAAATCTGTATGTGTAGCTTTTAAATTAGCTAAAGTGCCAGTAGTAATAGTATCAGCAGTTCTATTAACTAAATCACTGGCAGACAATGCAATACTAGATAAACCTTGTGTTGTTACAACAACAAGTTCTCCACCGGTTACATTGTAACCGCTGCCCGGATCTGATAATTCACTAATCTTTGGCATCTTATATTATTATTTATTACCCGATATGTATCTCCTCACCAGCTTCTGTGGTTAAGAATGTACGATTTTCAAGTACAAGTTCTGTTGTAGCATATCCTTCACGGAAATATGCTATATTATGGGTAGCGCTTAATGCTACAGTACCATTAAAGACTGCTATATCAAAACTTATCTCAATATCTCGGGAAGTTCCAGATAAAGGTAGTTTAAACAGCAAATAGCTACTATTATGTAAATATGGAGCAGGTGTATCAGTATTTGTATCTATTGGTAAAGCTACACCAATATCATCTGTATCATAATACGTACCTAATTTAATTATATTTTCTTCTGGAGTAAATATAGCACTTACACCAGGTACACCGGATAATTCTGTACCAGGTAACTGTGTTACTTCTGAAAACCCATTATCTCCACCAATAAATTCAACTTCATTTGTATAATTATCTTCTTGAGAAATATTTAATATTGGAAATGAACCAACATCTAAGTTATAGATGTTTATGTCAGGTTTAAGAATATGTATCCCGCTAATTTCATACGGTGTATTTTGGCTATCAAAATAATAATTTAAAAGGTAATTCTTATCACCTTGATCAATACCTTTAATACCAACATATGTAGTTCTATCTCTTTTGTTATGTTTTATAACAGGTCTATCAATGTTGATAATATTAAATTTTTTGTTTGTTCCAGAAAGACTATATCCCTTACTTATTAAATCTAAAAATTGATTACGGTCTGATCCACTTAATTCATTTACTACTATAACATCTCCTGTATCAATATTAACCTTTTTAATTTCTGGAAATATTACTTTTCCGTAAGTATTAGAATATTTTTCTGCAACAACAGTTCTACATAATAAAAGATCTCGATTAGTTTCATCATACCATGGTTTTGCTATTCTTTGCAAGTCGCTACTAGCAGATAAAAAGGTTCTAGAACTAAATAAACTTCTATAAGCTTGAGTATCAAAGTCATAATCATATTTTTCAATAACTTGATAATTAGGAGTTGTTATAACAATAACATTATCGATTATATCAAAGTCAATAACATTATTGTTAATCTCAGTTAGCATATCTGTACCAGTATATTTTATAAATACAGCACTTAGAGACGTTGATAATGGATTTACAATAGTAGAATCAAATCTACGATGATATAACTTACCTTGCTTATTTTGTTTTACGTATATACCCTGATAAGCACTAATTGTTTCAGTAGTGTTTTCATAAAGGGTAATTCTTGCATTTCCTTGATGGTTAAAAAACTTAACTGTGTATGGTTCAAATCCTGAAACTGATTCATGCAGTGTAGATGCATCTCCTATTGTTGATGTAGAACTACCTGATAATGTACCAGCTATTTGCTCAGGAGTTTTTCTGGTTACTCTTGTATCTTTATGAAGAGCAAAATTATTACCAAAATAATCAGTCTTCCATTGTTCTGCTGTTTCTGGTCCTATTAATAGATCTTTTTCTCTTTCTTCAGGATTAAATGTTAATCCTGAAAATTTATATACGTCATCATTTGCCCATATATCTTTTTCTTCACCTGTCCAAAAATCAACACTATCAACAGATCTAGAAATACCTTCAACATCATCATTTAATGTTTCAGTTCGAGACTGATATGGGAAGAATTTTTGATAGGGATGACGTGCACTAGGCATGCCATAACCTTTATCATTAGCTTTTGAAAAGCGAATAACTTCATTTACATCAGTAAATTTATATGGTGCATCAGCAGTTTCTATATTAGTTTGATCAGGATAAACATATAACGTATTTGGTTTTATTTTATCATGATCAATATTGGTTACTAAATTAACCGATTCAAATTTTAATAAACCTTGTTTATCTGGTGCGAAAAATTTGCCCTTCTCTGTTATCTTATATATGTCTGATGTTGAAGCAGTCGTAGCATGAGACCCATAAACAGTATTAAGAAGATTAGCACTAGAGTTGGTAGGTTTGAATAGACTCCCCGTAACAAAATTGGTTGATGTATCACCAGCAGAGAGATAGTTATAGCCAGAGCTATTAAATTTTTCGAATAATTCTTTTTGTTGAGAGGTAATTAAATTATCAACTGTCTTTTGTGTACCTACAAATTGACTCTCATCAACATCAGTTATTGTAGATGTTTTTTCAACATCTAATAATAAATTAAGTCCATCTCCAGTAGTAAAAGTAGCTTCTGTAGGTGAATATTCTTTAACTAATTTGGTAATAAGATCTTCTACAGCAAGGTAAATATCGCTATCTATTTCTTCTGTATTATATTCTTTATCTTTAGTTGAGTTAAAATAAAATTCATATTCATCATATAACTCATCAACATTAATTTCTAACTGTTTGGATACAGTAGATAGCTGTGGAATATTTGCTGTTGGATAATCTTCTACAAAATCTTTATCACCTAATAAATCTAAAACTAGATCAGTAACCAATGCTTTAATACCAAATACACTACCTTTAAGACTATGCTTAACTTTAGTATGTTCTATGTTATGGCGTTCGGTTTTATAATATTTGGTTATATTTTTTAATTTTTTAACAAAGAAAGGAATTATAACATCTAAATCTTTATCAGAACTAAAATCAACATTTGATAAATATCTTTTCTCATCAATAGTAGCATATTTAAGTGCTATTTCTTGCAAGAAATTAATATATAATATTTTTGATATAGACGGTAGATCAGTTACTTTAGTTGTTTTAGCATTTTCGTACCACTCTTTAACATATTCATTGTAGTGCTGAAAAACTTCTACTGTATCAAGATTGTTGTAGCCCTCAGCCTTGAGATATTCAACATAAGATAAAGGCATCCTTTCTGCGGATGTACTGCTTACTAATGTTGTTTTATCTCTCATTTTAAATTATTTATACTGATGTTGCAGACACCGTATCTTGAAATAGTCCTAAACCTTTGCGTATTTCTTGTTCTAATATTAGATCAATAATACCCTCATCATCTTCCCATGCAGCCATTGAGCTATTTGATCTTGTTAATGTAGTATTTGTATTAGTCCAATCAATAACACTATCTAATACTGTATCATTGTATTTTTCAGTAAATTCATAGAAGTTATTATAGCCAGTTATCGCAAGACCAGACAAATCAGTTCTAATACCCCAGCCCCAGCTAGAATCATAAGCACTTAATGGGTATTGGCTGTATAATTGAGTATCATTATCATATACAGCATTTGCAGTTAACTCAGGAGTTAAAGAAACGTGCATTGTATTAACTTTTCTATACTCATTATTAAAGAGTTGATTTATAATAACTGGAGTACCGGCAGAAACTATATAAGACTCTACAGAGAGTTGTACACCTAAATTAACACCAGTTAATGTTGCGTTTCTTGTAGTAAAGTTTCTGTCAAACTTGCTTTGATTACCCCATAATCTACTATGATTAATTGAAAGTAAATCCATAGCACGTTTTATACCGGTTGGATATGTATAGCGATATTCGTTAAGTTTATGATTTACAGATTTCGCAATAGACTCTAGTTTTTCAATATTACATGTTTCAGGGTCAGTGTGATTACCAACAAAGTTAGCTATTTTTTCATATATTTTGTTACCAAGTTCATTAGGATCAGAATCTGCTGTACCAACGATACTACCCATGAAATCATCAAAGAACTTATCATAATCTTTTAAGAACTCTTGTTGTCTGTATGATTTAATAGTTTCGGACGGGTCAAAATCTTCTTCAACTTTTCTTAATTGATATAAGCCTCCAGTAGGATTAACTGTAAATGTAACAGCTCCTGATAATACGTTTGTTGAACCGAGGTTTGCATATTTATTGTACCATCTATATCCTGTCCAATCTCCAACTGATTGATAATATTCATTATCAACACTATTAGGTATTACTTCAACACTAGATAAACCTATGGAACGGGTTGGTAGGAAAGTAAGTGTACGTTTGTGATTATTAATAACCCATAAACGATTACTAAAGTCGCTTCCAAGACCTGTTAAGTATTGTTTAGTTTCATAATCTATTGGTTGAGCGGCTGGTGATATATCAGACTCAACTAAAAAGCGTAATCCTTTTTGCCAAGTTGTATCAACAACTTGTTCAACAGTTGACACATCATGAGTAACAAACACGTTTTTGCCATTATCAAAAGCTATATGACTAGGATTATAAAAACCGGATACTTTTTGCGCTATTGTACTACTAGTATTAGTTGCATAACCGACAAAATCACTATTAGCAAATTGAAATTGAACATCATAATACGCTGTAGCACTATCGGGTAAATTACTAATATCATCAGGATGTGTATGTACTGTCCATGAGCTTTTATCATCAGCAACAGATTTAATAATATATCCACCATTAAATGGTTTAGCTCCATAAAAGAACCCGCGAGCGATAAATATTTTATCTACTTCAATTTCTCCACTTACGGCAGCTAAAACAGAACCGCCAGCTTCAAATTTAAAGCTGTTTGTTGTTGTGTCAACAGAAGCAGAAAGTACACCTGTATGTGTGGCTCCCGATCTTAGTTGATCATATGTACTAAACCAAACTTTGTTATCGGAATCAACTGCCATGTCAGTAATTGTTACTCCTGAAGGAAAAGGTATTTCCCGAGTTAGAGTAACTTGATTTGAACTCTTATTAACTTCAAAATATTTTAAGGACGCACAAAGTGGATTAGAATACGCTACCCATATATTATCATTTTTATCTGCATCTATAACATATGGCTCTTCTGGATTAAATCCACCAAACCCGGATAAGCTTACTAATGCATGATAAGAGGATAAATCATACGTTACTGTATCACTGTTATCTCTACCTAATACTAATCTGTCTATTTTTTCACTTGTAGTGTTATATCTTGCAATAAGATTGGTATCATGTAATGCTATCCACAAATTATATTGTCCATCGATAGAAAGACTTGTTATACCGTTTCTATCAATAACATTATCAATTTCTGTATTATTATCATTAGCTGCATCAGGTATAACAAGTAAATGAGTACCACTTGCCATAGTTGTAAAACTATTAGCAGCACTTAATTTATTTCTACTATATGTTATGAGATCTAAATTTGTACCATCATCTAATATTGAAATGTTTCTTAAGTTAATAGGATTTTTAACAGGGCTACCACTTAAGGATGTAAATTCTCCAGCATCTTGATTTATTATATTAATAACATCATTTCTAACATCTGATATATAACATCTTTTAGCTGTCCCGCTACCGCTTTCTGGAGCTACAGCAGTAGCAAATTGCTCTCCAGTTAAACTTTGTGCAGAAACTGAGAAAGTATTGATTTGTCCAGTAACAATTTTCTCACCACCAGTCTCTATATCGGTTGACATAATGACTCGTGGTACAAGTTGTACAGCTGATTGTTGGTCATCTCCACTTACTGCAACAGACCTACCAACAACCCCAAACGATATATCAGCATCAAAAAATGCTTCATTATTAATACGAGCTTTAAAATTGGCAGTTACTGGATCAGTTGTTGATTCGTAGGGTATAAAGCTACCACGATAAAATCCATTTAATGACGCATCTAAGTTATCATCTGTATTTGGATGTACAGATGCACTTAATGTTGCTTCTGCGGTTTTTGCAAATGTTAGATAAACTTTATTTAACTCAAGATTACTATCTGAAAGATTATTATACGCAGCAACTGTTGTACTAGATAGGTTTAATTTAGGAAATGTTAAAAGATTTTGGTTATCTATATCCCTAACTGATATTACAAATGGAGACTCAACACGTTCCCACTTTTGCCCAGGGTAAGTTATTTCAGCTATACCTGTTGGAGTAAATGCTAAAGATTGTCCAGTATTAAATCTTACACTAACAGGAATTTGTATTGGTTTTAACCTACCTAATGTATAAGCATCATCTGTTGGACCTAAATTACCTCTAACCAAGTCTTCTGGTTCAGGCATACCTTTACGATTAGGTGTCGCATATAGTATAACAGGTAAAAAATTATCTTTTGCCTTGGCTATATCATCTCTAAAGAATATTGTATATGTGCCAGAGGTACCTACAAAAACTGAATTAGTATCTGAAGATAAACATCTTACATAGTTACCTGAGTCATCTTTTTTGTAATATAAATTATCATTAGTACTGCTTAAATTATCTAATTCAGTATAAACTAATGAACCATTATCAGCTGTTATTCTTGAATAGGTTGACCAAGTACTTGTAACATGAGACCATTTATGTTTAGTTTTATCTCTTGGGTCTATATGTTCAGAATCAGAACCACTAAGAGTTATAGTAAGAGAAGGTCTTCCTAATAGATAGGCTTCAGTATCTTGCCATGTATTAAATCTGTCAATAGTTATTTCATTATTTTTATCGCCTGCTTTAGCGATCCATACACCATTTCTTAATAACGTTTTGTTTTCTAATCTATTAGAAATAAAATCTCCAGCTGTTACTGAGAGGGAAGTAGTACTAAGAACTGTTTTACCTGCTGATGTGTATCCACGAAGAGTGACAGTATATATTCCAGGGTAATTATAAACATGTTCTGCAGAGAATGTATTAACTTTTGAAGTATTACCGTCACCCCAGTCAAATACAAATTTATTATTAACTACTTCAGCAGGCAGAGTGGCTGTATTGACTTTAAATTGTTGCTTTGTTAATTCATTAGTCCATGCAGACAAAGCATCAGAGTAGCCTGCTGGTGTTAATCCACCAGCATTGACATCAAACGATATCGGCTCTAAAAAGTCATAGGTCGGCATTTTTAATACTCAGTTGTTTTAGTTGTTGTAAATTGAGATACAACTTCAATCTTGTTTACTAATTCGGTAACATTGTTTAAGTATGGATATTTAAAGAATGGTAATTTTGTATTAGCATTTAAAGAAACTATATCTGCATCAGGGTAAATTGGGTTATAAACAAACATATTAATACCCCTCACTTCACAATCTTTATCAGTTCTCACTGTTTTAATATCAGAGACGCCGTTAATATTTAAAATAGTTGATGTAATATCACTCACGTCAACAATTGAACCTAAACTGAACTTTTTAAATGCATCAACAATAATGTTATATGCTTTATTTTTTATCTGATCAATACTTATACGAGATTGTGGTTCTCTAGTTATACGAAGAACTGTTGTATCTATTAAATCTTTTGTAATAGTTTCATCTACTTTAGCAACCCCTAAATCACACGCAACGTAAACAGGATCAACAATAATAGTTTCTGAAGTTAATACTTTTTTCTCTTTTACTGCATCAATTATACTGGTTTTTAAAGCAGGGGAGAGGTAATTCTTTTTAACATTAGTACTAACTTGTTCACCGCTCTTAGGAACACTATATATGTAGATATTATTGAAGTCACATGCATCAGCAAAAAGTGTTTGATTATAAATTGTTCTTGGTTCATCATTAGCTTTAGCTAATTTTAATGTATCTACGTTATAGCCAAGATGTTCAGTAACATAATCAGAGTTATTGACAACTTTTACATCTTCAATAATGTTACTAAAGTTTTGCTGTATAAATCCTTCATAATCTTCTTTTGTAACTAAGCGATATTGTGAGCTAAATAAAGCAGGAGCACGGTCTTTAATATCTTCTACTGTCTCACCTTCATAATAATTAGTAGAGCCATTAATATTACTAAATGTTACGTTTGTAAGATCATCAGGAGTAATATATGTTACGTCTTTAATTTTAATATCATTAAACACGTCTAAAAATTGTGTTGTGGTATATTTGCTAAGTGTTGACCCATCAATAGCACCTACACCTACTTCTCCACCTACCCCATCACTCTTCAAATAGTAAATAGCTACTGTATCACCAGGATTTAATTTTTTACCAGTAGAGTTATTACCAAATTTTATTTGATATCTTCTACTCTCGTTTAAACGAGCTTCAAAAACTTTATCTGTTGATTTTTCTAAGAATAAATTTTGTATTTGCTTATACTCAGACCACTGGTTAGTATTAACATCTTTGACAAAAACATTAATAGAAAAATGATCGATGACTACATCATCTCCAGGCGTTAAAAGAATGTTTTCAAATTCTTCTCCATTAGCAGTATATAAAGGATATTCTTGATACTGTCCTTGATAAAGTAAGTTGTTATTTTGTAAGTCTGTTAGAGTTTCTGCTCCAGCGACTGTTTTTGAAAATGTAATATCTTCTTTTGTTGAATAAAATATACCTCCTACATTAACAAAACTAAAACGTGGTATAGTATATGTACCCAAGCCTAAAGAAGAGTTAGCGCTAGCTTTAATAGATAGATTAGCAGTTTGTTGACCGACTGGCTTATAGTCAATTATTTTTACTATACGATTTATATTTTCATATAATTCAGTTTCAGTAAAAGTAGATTCTGAAGAGGTTTGATTTAGATAAAAAAGTAAAACATGATAGCTGTATGCTACTATGTCAATCATTGATGAGAGGTTACTACCTTCATAATTTTGATCAGTAAAGAAAGATTTTTGATTCAATCGATCTTTAATCAAATTTTTCAAAGACAGTGCATCAAATGCAGTATAAGCATTTGTCGGTAAATTAAAATCTGTCAATTTATCAGCCATAATTAATTCTTAAATTTAAATCCATCAGCTCCAAGGTTTCCAGTAATAGACCCTCTACGATTATTTAGAGTAGGTATTTGTATTGCAATGGTTACTTCATAACTATCTTGATCTGCATCTCCGATAACTGATACTTTAGTTATATCTATTCTTGGTTCTTGCTGCCCAAGTCCTGAGTATATCGCACGTGCAATAGAATCAGCAGTTTGTTTAGTTATAGGCGAGAAAAGAAAATGCTTTAGATCTAATCCTAGATATGGATTTAATAATTTTTCTCCGGGAGAGGTATTAAGAATATTTTTTACTGATTGTACTATCGCAGATACATCATCATTACTTGCTATGTCTCTGCTATCTTTTATACCGCTATCATTTTTTGTTAGTAATTTTCCTTTTTCTAAATCTAAGCGAACATCTCTAAAAAGAAAATCTTCTCCTACCCTTTCTTGAGGTCTAGGATTATCTGGACTAGCTTTTGGATTAGTCTTTTGTAGAATGTTAAGTTCTATCGCCACATAATTATTTATTTCATGGGTATTTTTTAAGTGAACTAGTGTTAAATACCTGGGGAAACAATAAATATTTTATACGATGAGCAGTAAATTTGATTTAATTGTAGAAACAGCTATCAAACGGCATCAGAATTCTGGAATTCTTGTAGCAGATTTAGTTAAATTTAAAGATAATTACCAGAGTAATGACTTTATTCAAAAGCTTGGTGAGAATACCAAAGAAGTCATTAAGCAAATGATTGAATCCGGTAATAATATTCGTGTTACTGCAGTAAAATCTGACAGACCAACAACAGCAGATGCTAATAATTTTGAAGCTGTTACAGGTTTTATGGTTGATGTATGTTCTGAAGCTGCTCCAGGCCTTACTATTAATCCTATTACTGTGCCAATGGAAATTTTAGAAGTAATTGATACAGGTATTAATTTATCTGGTAAAACACCTGAAAATCAAATTAAAAAAGACCCATCTACTATTAAGCCATCCCAAGTTGAAGAGAATGAAATGGCTCCTCAAGCATTTAAAGATGAAACAAAACTTCCAGACAAAAATACAACTTTACCTGGAGCTCAAGGAGCTAAGACTGCTCAATATACTACAAAGTATATGGAAGGTTAATTCGAAAGTTGGATTAAGCAACTATAACAATTGATCTCTTGATCAGCTACAAAAGCACTTCTATAAAGCGCCTCGGCTATAATAACGAGGCGCATTTTTTTCTTCTCTTCAGGCATTTTAACTTTATCAAGAGCATCGAATAAAGATCTTAATAAAGCAGGATAGTCGCCATTAAACTTATCTTCATTTTCAATGATATGCTTACGGAGCTTTAGGACTGCCCCTTTATCGATAAGTTCAATAATATTCTTAGCAAACGTTTCACAATTATCTGTACTCTTAATCTTTAGAGTATTATCTCTGCAATACTTCTGTACTTCATTAATAATTTTTCTAAAGTCTGGGTAGGTATTCTTAATAAACTTCTTAAGAACATCCCATTGCTCATCAGTTACAGATACTTTTTCTTCAGATAAAATATGCTTAACCCGATCTTGACATGCTTCTAACGGAGGGGTAAGATCTAAGCTTTGACATCTACTTTGCAAAGCAGGAATAATCCTATGCCCATAATTAGCAGTAAGAATAAACCGAGTTATCTCAGCATACTCTTCCATAGTATTACGTAAAGCACGTTGAGCTTCTTGACTTAGACCATCACACTCATCAAGAATAATAACTTTAACTTTACCATCTAAACTTCTAGTCTGAGCAAACTGAGTAACTTTAGATCTAATAGTATCAATACCATTCTCATCAGAAGCATTAATATAAAGATATTGACAGTCTAATACATCGTTAACTAATACTTTAGCTAAAGTAGTTTTACCGACACCTTGACATCCAGCAAATAATAAATTAGGAATCTCGTTATCTGCTTTATACTTTTCAACAATAGAACTATTTTCCTCAGATAGGATAATATCCTCAAAGGTCTTAGGTCTATATTTCTCTATCCAAAGACTATCAAACATTATTTACGCTTACGAGGCTTAGTAGTAACAGTTACTGTCGTTGTTTTACGAACGGTTTTATTACCTTTACTTCTAACACTTACACTCTGTCTTGTTCTTCTACTCATTTTCCTGAACTCCCAAAACCGCTTGAACCGCGGTCAGACTCTTCTACTTCATCTGCCCATTCACATACTGGCTGTATAAGCGGATATACAACAAATTGAGCAACCCTATCTCCAATTAGAACTTCATAATCTTTATCTCCAAAGTTATAAAGCTTAACACCCAAATCACCACGATAACCATTATCAATAACACCTAAATGAGGTTGAATATTATGTTTAAATCCAAGACCAGAGCGAGGTTCAATACGAAACCACCAGCCAGGCTTAACATAAGCTAACGTTAACCCAACAGGTACCACAGCACTACCCTTAGCGGGTATTGTAACTGCACCAACAGACGTTAAGTCATAACCTGAATCACCAAGACCAGCATCAGTATTATTAGCTTTCGGAAGCTGAGCATCAGGATGAGTCTTTTTGAACTTAATCCTTACAGCTATATCAATTTTTGATCTATCCACGTAGTCTACCATCAAACATATCTCCTGAGTTAGAGATTATATTATCGCTTTCATTAAGCAACTCTTTTCCGTCAAAAGGAGTAAAATTTTCTTGTACTCTAGCTGCATTTTCATTTAACCATGCAATTAAATCTTGTACTTTTTCCGAGGGGACTGCATATACCTGTCCATTTACAGTAATATTCATAAACAAATAATAAGTTGTCTTTTTGGATTATCAACTAAATAATTTAACATGAGTGATGAGATAGATAACGAGCTAGATTCTTTAGTAAATCAGCTTAAGCAATCTAATAAAGAAACGAAGGAAGTTATAGAACAGCCTGAAACTGTTAATATGACACCAGAAGAAATTGAGCAATTTGTAGTTCAAAATTCTGGTAAATTAATTACTCAAAGTATTGGTATAATTGATGATGTAAAGGATTATATGGTTGCTGCAGGTGATCCTGATAGTTTATCTAGTTTATCAGAACTTATAAGAGCTTCTTCTACAGCTATTGAAACTATGAATAAAATAGCAATTCAAGATAAGCGTACAAAAACTACTCTTGCAGCTAAACAAATGGATATTCAAGCTAAGTCTATTGACGTAAAACCTGAAAGTGATAAATTAATTGGTACGAGAGAAGAAATGTTTAAACGATTAATTAAAGATGCTGAGGTTATAGAAGAACCTAAGAATCATCAGAAAGATCAATAGAAGTAGATTTAAGTACTTGTTCGTTAGTTACTGTTTTAGTTAAAGCATTTATTTTATTCATTAATAGATCTACTTTTTGTATATCATTTTCTACAACTAACTGAATTGTATGATTTTTAACATTTTGCAGATTGTTATCGTTTTGCAATTGTAAGAATGTTAATATTTTAGTAAGGGCAGGTAAAAAATTATTAGTTAACGTACCATTTAATTCAGTAACTAAAGCATTAGACATATGAGTTAAATATTGCCAATCTGTAACTAAATTTTCTCCATGAGCGTTAGTAGATAATTGTGGGTTGCCAAAACCTTTTTTATGCATAACTTGCATATTACGACGGAACATATGTCCAGCTTTAACAGCACCATCAATTTGTAAAAATTTAGTCCCTTTATCTAGTTTACCATTAAGTACACTGTTAGTAGTATTAGGATATGCTTCTACTAATTCACCTCCTATATTACGTTTTATTAATTCATAATATGGTTCAACAAAAGGTATTAATCTATCATCAATAGCATCATGCGCACGGGTTACTAAACCAATACTATCACTAAATTCTCGAAAAGCATTTTCTTTAGAAGGTACATTATCTTTAACTAATTCTTTAACTTTGTGATGACTACGCTGAAATTTTTCTATCCAAAAAAGTAAAAAGTTTTCATCTAATGAATCTACTTTATACTCTTCACTTAATAACTCTATCTTTTTGTTAACAAATGCTTCAGTCTCTTCTTTATATTCTACTTGTCTACCTGTACCATTGACTGCATTTAATGCAAGATAAGCTCCATCATCAGTTCTATCTATTTCTCCTTCTTCATTTAATAACCAAACTTCATTAGGTTCTAGCTCAGCATCTAATTTAGAAAAATAATTAACATTTTCTTTATCTACTTTAGAAGCAGTCTTGATATTTATTGCGGTATTTAATTGATTAAAAAATTCAGCTTGAGCAGTAATTGGATCAGCAGCATGTTTAGTGGCATTCCACATTAAAACTAGAGCTTGTTGATTTGCGTATTTGTCCAGATGAGACAGCATATCAGTACAGGCAATATGTAAATCTAATGTATTAGCAAAATTAACATCAATATATTCAGGTATATCTGTTTTGTTTGGTAAGTCGCTCATACTATCTGGTCTCCTTCATTAAGCGGCGCTGCTTGTAAATCAGTTACTCCGGCATCTGGTGCAACTAGTGGTTGAGACGTATAAGGTTTAACGCATGTTATATCATTAAGATATTGGCTTCTAGATATCAAGAACACATGTCTAATATTAGTAACCAGCCAGTCTCCAGGTATCATTTTTTCAGCAGCAGAATTAGCTTCTACCTTTTTATTAGATAGAGCAAGAAATTTACCAGATACTCGGTGCATACTACCTTCCGTATTAAAATGAAGACAAGGTGCTAAAGCTAAAATCATACTTAATAAATTATTAACACCGTCTTTTCTTCTTTCTTTACTATCAGTACCTCCAGTATGTACGAATTTAATAGTTTTATTTTGCTTTTTTTGATCATTAGTAGGTACTAATGCAGTTGGAGTTTCACCATGACTTTTATCAGCGTATAATTTTTGAGCCTCTTTAATAGTATTATCAATATGAGCTGAGTTATAATCTAAACTAAACTGCTTATTAAAATTGTCATAATTATAAACACAGACGCTAGGCAATTGCTGTTGTATATCGCCTGAGGGCATATTCATAAAATGAAAACTATCAATACCATCAAATTGTTGGGACGCGTTAGAGTCTGGACCGCCGTTAGACCCTTTTGGTACATTTGATTTATCCTCAGAAGCTATTTCTCCAGAGATATGAAATACATCCTGCAAGCCTTTACCATATAAAGTTTTATCATTTCTGTTTATAACGTTATCAAATGTTTCTGTAACAGATTTAAGTGAAAAACTTCCGTCCTTGCGCGCTTTAAGAAAGCAATTATCTAAATCTATATCACTAATATGGTTGTCAAGTAAAAATTCAAGATCATCCATATAAGAGTTATAATTACAGGATGATCGAAATACTTGTACTTCTCCTGTTGACCAATTATCTTCAAATTTTGGAGGATTGTTACTATAATCTTTAAGACCTTGTTCTAATAAATCTTTTATAGCTAATCCAGTTTCAAACTTTCGTGCTGTATTACCCACTTGGGTTAATTTTACGTTAATCTTATCTTTTTTTAATTTTCTATCTTTAGCTTCGCCTGTTGACCATCTGCTATTAGTTGTTTCAAGTATATGTTGACGTATATCTTTTAAGAAAAACATTTTAAGCTTTTTATTATTATCTCCTACAATTTGAGTATTTTCATCAGTAATAATAAAAAAATAGTCTTGGCGAAATATACGTTCTTGCGAACAACCAAGTAAAAAATTTGGTATAATTGTTATTATACAACTATCCATTCCATCAACATTAAATTGAAACGGGGATTCAGTAGTACCTTCTTTAAGCTCAGGATTTTCTCCTTGAGTTTCAATAACGAGATTTTCTAGAGTATCATTAGTGTCATCTATAACAAGTTTAGCTTCACTAAATACCGAATAAAGATTGTCTTCAACAATGAATTGTTCAATTATTGCACTAGGTACATTAACTCTACCTTTAGTATTTGCAAATACACACTGAAAGTCAAACTTCTGATTATTAAAGGAAATTTGACTTTTACCACTATTAGCTTTGTCAGCTGCATTCGCCATACTTAATTTATTTTAATTTGTGATGTAATCTGATCAATAACCGTCTGTATGTAATTAGGCTTTATAGCTTTTATTACAAGACCAGGTGTAGGTAGCTTTACCGGATTTATTATTTTATTAACAAGACAAAGTAACCACCACAATCTTATTGTACCATACAATTTTTGACTTATTAATGTCCATGTTATGTCACCATCTATTTGTATATTATCAAATATTTCTGGATCAAGCTCGTCAGGAAATTTAATTGTTTTAATAATATTATAAGCAAAAAATCCATCTTCCTTATACACTTTAAAAACCTGCTCAAAACTATATTTGTTAAGATTGTTTAATTCCTTAACTTCATTTTGATATATGTTTAAATCCTCTTTCATTTATTATGCATATCCTGATACATCAATTGGATTAGTATCTAAATTTAAATTTTCTATTGGTGGGAGCTCATCTACAGCTCTATTTACTTCTTGCTCAAACTGAGCTTCACTACGAGCAATACTCGTATCATATAACCCACTTGCACCAGCGAGTGAATGATAATACAAGTTCTTTGTATTAGGTACTAAGGACTGTATTGTTAGTGTCACTTCCCATATTTCAGGTATAATAGCATTAACAGATATTTCACTAGTATCAGCTGCACTGTTATAATATATACCTCTTGGTCTGCCAGGCTGACCTTTTCTTGCTTTTACGTTATTATCACCTGTAGTACCATCTGCTAAAGGATCAAGTTGAGTTCCAGCTGCATTTACAACAGTTTCAGATTTAGAGTCTTGGTTTACTAATGAATCTGTTCTATCCTCAAATCTAGAAAGTATATTTATAGTCTCATTTCTCTGTGCACCAACAGTCTGTATACTTAAATTAGAAACATAGCCATATGGTGTATAATATTTGCCAGGAATTTCTACTTCATATATAACAGGAGGATCAAGCAATACATGAGACATTTTATTTGCTAATTGCTGATATGTAAGCAATAAGACTAGCTCAAAATTCTTTGTTACTTGTTCGTGATCCCGTGTATTAAATAATGGAAATTTAAATGTAATTGCTTCTCCGGCAGGATTGAAATTATATGATTTAGGTCTTTCAAAAAAAGCACCAGTTGTAAAGGCTGCAGCTCCCTCTACAAACGCTCCCGCAACATTAGTAGCAATATTACCTAACCCACCAAATATACCACCACCTGCTATATCTCCCCACTGACTACTTACAGTTTTCCAATCAGCAGAAAAATAAGGCATAACATATTTAAATCCTGTAGGTCGTACACCATATAACCCGTTATAAGGTCTTAAGTAATAAGGCACACCTGCATGATCGATGGTTAACTTATCTTTAATACCATCTTTCATTTCTTTATAAGCTTGATCTAAGCCTTCTTGACCAACTATTTTGCTTACTAGATCTGAACCAGCGACTCCAGTAGCTATTGCATCTGCTTTACCTATTGCTGATTGTACTACGGGATTTTCTTTAATACCAGTTACATCTAGTGCATCTCCTGCAGCATTAAGTAAAAATTTTAAATTTTGTAAAAATGAATTCCAATCAATAGCATATTCGCTCATTCTTATGTAAGGAATATCGCCCATATTCCTACGACTGCTACTACTATTAAGTGTCCAATCAAAGTCATTAAGAACATCAATGGTTTGTATTAAGCCTGAATTAACATCTTTTATATTATAATAATCTGCCGGTACAGCATTTGGAGGACAAACAACAGGAGCAGAAAAATCTACCGACTGAGAAAATGCGCTAGTAGATTGTTGAAATTTATCTTCAAAACCTCCTGCATTTGCGAATGTAAATAAATGTTTCATATTATGCCATTTGTCTTGCCATTAAGCGTTGCTCTATACCGTAATTTTGATCTGATGGGTTGTAAAAAGAGCCTGTATCTGTTGGATCAGGTTCACCGTTACCGTTACCATTACCATTGTTCATCCCATTAATGCTATTAGTTAGTGCTTTAATTGCATCAGATAATGTTTTAATCTGTGTATCAAGATTTGTAATTGGTTGAGTAAGATCAGCTGGTGCATTTGCTTTTTGAGCTTCACTAAAAGCTTTAATAGCGCCGGCTATTTGTCCGGCGACTCCCAAAAAGCTTGGAGCAGTTAATTTTTTGAAAACTTCATTATTTCCTAATGTATTTAAAAGATCTCCAGATTTTGTCTTAACTCTTTCAAGGTTTGCTGGTAGACCTTCAAAAAATACTTTTACATTATCTGCAATGCTACCTATATCCTCAATAGTAGGTGATAGTTCAAGAAGTGTGCTTTTTACACTAGTTAAAGTATCAAGAATTGTAATACCTGTATCA